CGTTAGTGTTAGTCGTTGAACATTACCATTGGCTACATTCACAGCGGGGTTAGCACTATTACCGAGATTAAAAATACCTTCACTATAACCAGTTAGGTTGTTGGTTGCGGCAGTGATGCGTCCAAGTGTATCAACGGTAACGCTGCCTTGATATGTGCCTGAGGCAACACCAGTAGCAGGTAATGAGATAGTGCCACTGCCGGTAATAGTTCCACCACTAAGTCCAGTGCCAGCTACAATGCTGGTAACCGTTCCTTGTGGATTAGCCGCTGAACTTACACCAGTGATGCGTCCGTATGTATCAACGGTTATGATTGGTATGTTTGTTGCGGAGCCAGTTGTGCCAGCTGTGACAACTCCACTGGCTAAATCTACCGTTCTTGTTGTGGTTCCACTGACTGCTATTCTTCCTGAGGTTCCTTGAACAACGGCTACCTTAGACACTAACTCAGTATTGAGGTTAGTAAAGTTAGTATCCAGTTCGCTGAATGTCAATGCTTCTGTTTTGTTTTGTCTTAGTGTTATGACTGCCATAATATTTTCCTTAAATCGTTATTGTAACTTGTAGTCTATCACCATCTAAAATCAGCTTTGCTAATCTTGTAGGATAGAACTTGACAACCTGTCCTCCGCTTGAGGCTGTAACCAATGCTATATGGGTAATAAGCCCCCATCTTACGGTAGCAATATTAAATGTGTAGGTATTTGTTCCAGCAATAACTGGTAGCCTTGAATAACCACCACCTTGTATTTCATCTGAATAGTTGCTTCTAAGTAATCTATTGTAGGTAGTTTCGGATTCCATATAATAAGGGCCCCCTGGGTAAGTTTCAACTTTGAACGGTGCTCTATTCTCATTAGTAAATAACGCCAGGTGTGTTGGAGTCAAACCAGCATTTACATTTTTAACATTATCAATCGTTGTAGTTAAAATGTTGTTTGTTGGGCAAGTTCCCCAAACGGGCTGGATTCCTTGATAACCCCAGTTGATGCCTGGTGGAGAGGATGGAATGTTTGTTACACACCACTTAGATAAATCAGCATTAGGATTTACAGAGTTGTTAGTGCTGTTAAAGTTATCCATATTAGTTACGTTGCCAACTTTCCAATCACCTAATCCAACTTTGTGGAAGTAGGAAGTTACTCCGTTGATGTCTTGTCCGTTGTAACTTGTAGTTTCATAGTCAAAGTAATGATTTACTCTCCAGAACATATAACTGATATCTGTTACATTTCTCATATCCCAGTTAAAGCCAAGTGTTTGGCTTGGGCCCAGATTGATTTGATTGTGGAACATATAACTCATATCTGTTACATTTCTTACATCCCATTTATTGATGCCTCTGATTGCTATTCCTGTATCAAGTCCCTCCGCAATATCTTTGTATATTTTTCCTGTCCATTGTCCGCCAAAAGTAGGTGGTGAATAAAACAATCCTTTCAAACTGGTTACGGTTGAAGGTAATCTGTGAGGAACGAAACCTGTTGAGTTAAACTGCGACCCAGCATTTCTTGACACAAAGGCATAGTTTAAGTGTGTAAGCCCAACATCACCAAATGATGATACCGAATGCGGTAAGGTGGTGGTAAAAGTATTATTCAGTCCGGAGCCGTATCCACTAACCGTTCCTCTCACCGTAACCCAATAAAGACTATTGTCAGCATAGTTGTGAGTATAGACGCCTTCTGTAGTTGCTGTTTCTTCAGCACTACCATCACCCCAGTTGATAATAGCATTTACGCTTCCGTATAAACCAATACTGGCGTTTGATATTTGATTATCAGTAAAGCCTCTGTAGGCTTTGATTACCATTGGACGCTGTGCGGACACTGACATTGACGAAGTAGCAACGATATTGGCGTTTATTCTTACCAACTTGAGAGCACTTATTGACATTGAAGCAGTAGCCACCATTGCCTGTTGTATATTGCTTCTTCTTGTAAAGGCAGCACTAAACGCAAACACGCTTGGTGGTGTTGATGTAAATCCTGAGAACTTTCTAATATTACATACAAGAGTAGATGTTGATGTCTGTGGAGCAAATGTAATCGGGCCGATGTTTCGTGTAGCCTCGGTATTCATAAATGTCACCGGATCCATTGTGACACTACCTCTTCGTCTTCTGGCAAAATAAGTGTCTGGTATGAATAATGTTGTTGCCGACATTGGAATATTTGCTGTAGGTAATATACGACTTGGTATAGCAATCTCGGGCATACCGCCAACATTTCTGGGTCCAAATACTGCTGTCAATGCTGCCACAGCTCTGGATGTTTTTACGGCTGTTGGCAATATAAAGAATGCTCCGCCAGTTAGTGAAATACCGTTGGCATTAGCGTATTTCAATCTAACCACAAATGACATAGCACTTGTCAAGTTTGCCGCATATGGACGTATTCTTTGAATATTATATGATAAAGATGCTACCACTGACAATGCCTTCTTGGCAAATGTCTTAGGTGTTCTAAATGTAGCAAAACTATCACTGGCAGGATTTGGATTACTAACCGCCAATGGATACGGATATGTTCCTGATGCTCTAATCAATCCTCTATCTTCTATAACAAAACCTTCTTCAAGTTTAACTACACAATCAGTTCCTTCAGGCAAGCCCAATGCTTCTAAGTCAAGTCTAAAGAATGTTGGGAATGAGCAAGACAATGTTGAAACGATTTTGGAGTTGTTAGTATTATTGACACTACCGTCAGCATTGATAACATTGTTGCCGCCGCCGTATGTTTTATATCTTTGATCGACTAATGTTGGTTTTGGACGTGGGCATAGTAAGTCAGCAATCGTTCTTACGATTTTTGCTACTTTGATTCCGCTTTGTAGTATTATGTTACCATTGACGTCTAAAGTTGGGCTTGGTTGATTTTGATTACCAATAGTAAAGGATGCGGATAGGTTGGCTGATATGTTTTTATCAACTACATAACTTCTAAATCCTTGATATAACTTTGCTTGTGCTTGTATAATCGGCATCTCTTATCCTTTAACCTGTTATTGGAGTATTGTGTTTAGACTTCAGTGTGTAGTCTGTCGCACCAATCTGTGCCAATAGCCTTCCGTCTGATACTGCCATAATATTTAACTTACCAACTCCAGGCACTACCATTCTATTGAACTTGAAGTCAAAGAATACACTACCGTATGTCAGTTTCTCAGGGGGACTTGCGGTAGCACCATCAGTCTGCCAAGCCACCGTGGTAGCGTCAGTGATACCTGGGTAAGCCACATCACAAGTGGCGTCAATGATAACACCTGCTGGAATGTTTAGATAATAACCAGCACCAGCCTTCATCTGCTGTGTTGGGTTGATGGTTATTGTATTATTTGAAAGTGTTTCAACATTGACGGTATTAGGATTGTCTATTGCTGAACTATCCGCATCATAAATGTCACCATACTTCTTAGAACTATAAGTTCCACGTAAATCAACCTTTTGGAATGTGCCACTTAGTAGTCCGCTACCAAAAATAGTAACTTCAGCAGTTCCGGCTTTGATAGCGATTGGCTTGTTAAATGTTAAAATAAGATTGCTTCTGGTATTAGCATTGCCACTTGATGTGCGGCATAGTTCATAACTAACCAGTCTCAACGCAACATCCGCCTTAAATGCCCAGTCTCTTGCTCTGCTTTGTCGATTAGGCGAAGCAGGAATATTTGTTGTGGCATCGCATATTGTTTCAGAAGTGGCAACATAATCAGTAAGTAATAATCCTGTTGGAGCACTAACATCATAATATTTGCCGTCTTCTAATGTTGGTATGGCACCAAAATCAACTTTCCATTTGCCTGTCTTTTCGCCGTTGGCGTCAAGTTCTTCAATGATAGTGGAACCAGTTACTGATAGTGTTCCAATGACAGATTGGGTTGTTCTATTTTTAATAGTAATAGAGCCCGTGCCCTTTTTAACTTTCTCATCAAATGTTAAAATAAGTTTTTGTGCGGTTGAACATACACTTGAAGTTGGACTATATGTAAAGTTTATTCTTGTTCTTATGCTTTCATCACTATTATTAGCAGCCTCCGCAAATGCTACCGGGCTCATTTGTGCTACGGTATAAGGAGTTTGAGGAACCGAACTTGTGGTAAATGTCCAAGTCTCAGCATCATTGACTAACTTGTTTTCGCAGGCACAAGAAGTAATAACACCTTCATCAAATATAATGTAATAGTCTTTTCCTGGTGCTCTTGGTTTGAACGGCAGTTCGAGAACATTATTATGAACAATGGTGCTGGCTGCTGAAAGTGTTTGTTCAAGTGTTCCGTCTGTTCCGTATAGTTTGAAACTACCCGCACCTTTTACTAATGGTGCTAATATAGCACTGACATCGTCTGGATCCGTAGCACCTGTGCCATAAACATATCCGGTGCCTGCTTCATAATCAACAACCCCAGTTGGATCCGTGCCAACTGCTGTGGCAATAAAAGTATTGCCAATGGTAGGTGTAGTTCCTTCCCAGCCCATTGCTTCCCAAGCCGCTTTTCTTTGTGCGGCTGTTTTGCTGGCATAGCCAACGGTTTTAATCTTATATTTTTTACCAACTATCATTTCAACAACGGTTTTACCATTTGGAAATGTGTCTGCTGGAACTTTGGCTTTTTCAATAACCGTGCCAACTGCTGTGGCACTAAAGCCCCAGAATGTCCAATCAGTGTTTCCTGTTTGAGCAATAGTATATTTTCCGTCTTTGACAATGCTGGCAGGCGAACTTGGTGTTGCTCCTAATCTCTTCTTCTGAATGCTAAACTTTAAGAAATAACTGCCTGTATAAGGAACGGTAGAAGTATTAGGACATAGTGTCCCAATGCTAAAGTTGTTGGCTGGTAAAGTAGTTGATAAGATTAAAGCACAATCTTCAGCGGGTCCATTAGGAGGAACATCTGGCACTGGGTCGCAGGTAATACAATCTCTACCTAATGCCCAAGTTTTGTTTTCATTGTCCCATAACAAGATGTCGCTTTGTTTAACACCATCACGGATTTTAGCAGTAATGGCTGTGCCACTATTGGTTGCTACTAATCCACTGGTAAAGTCAATGCTGGCTGTTGTGGCAGATATCTGTGTGCCTTTTGATTTGATTGCGATATTAGATGCTACTACAAGACTACCACCACTTGCTTGTCCAACTAAGTCAATACCTGTGGTGTCTTTGAATACATCAAATATTTTAGTGAATAGTGATTTGCTTGTGTCGCCACCAAACAAGTCTAATAGTTTTCCGGCTAACTGAACAAGTGCTAACCCAGCAAGCAATCCACCTGTGCTATCAAACATCTTGGTGTTGGCATCAATGGCATTGGTAGTTTGAACGGGTTCAAAGAATACACTACCACTTGGTGTTGAGAACGGGCCCACGGTAACATCATTGATACCACGAGTTTTAATAATAAAGTTGGCTGTGCCAAGACTATCATAGTCTAATAAAACGGTTGTGCCGCTACCATATGTGCCTCCGCCTGTTGGGCGTGTAGTTGCGATTAGTTTATATGTTCTGCTGGCATCATCTGAAATACTAACATCGGTAGTAAGCCAAAACTCCATACCTTCCACAATGCCGGTTGGGGCTGTGCTTTCAACAAGAATGCGAGGACGTGAATCCTTTTCAACTTCAGTAATCTGGGGTGTTCCGGGTATTCCAATATTGCCAATAGCAACAATACCATCTTGATTGCTGACTTCATATCTGTCTAAGTCTAAGGCATAAACACTGGCATCATATTCTAATGCTGTAATATCAACTGATAACGCACCACCATCTTCCTGAACTTCGCTGATTGAAATAATGCGGAATAGTTTAGCACTGAAAGTAAGTCTGCTGTCAGTGACGTCAATGATGTCGCCTGGCTTGAGGTTGATATAACTAAAATCACTTTGGAACTGAATAACTTTATCAACACGACTTTGTTTTAGTTCAATGAAGCCAAGTAGTTTTGCTTGAACGGGCTCGTTGATAATGTCATATGTCAATGGCAGCGGATTGTCTATTTCGTTGGCATTGTAATCGCCTGCTGTCAAAGCAATATTCACAAAGTCCGCACTATCGCGAAGTTCGCTTCTGGCAAACTCAACTTTAACGCTGTTCTTTAAGTCTTGTAGTCCGGTGCCTGATACACTTACGGTGCCTAATATGTTGTTGTCATTAAATGAGGCTACGCTGGTGCCAGCCTTGTTGATAATAACTCCCCACTTGCCTTCGTTGTTATCATAACTCAACCAACTGGCTGTGGCATTACATACTTTTTCAATGTTTTGTAACACTGGTTCCGCAGTATCAAGTAGTCCATTGATTTGATATCTATCTTGTAGCACAATGCCACTTTGTGTAGTGCCATTCAATAGTCTGTTTGTATATGTTACCGTGCTATCACTATAGGTATTCAGTGCGGTTAGTGTAGCAGTATCAATGTCAGCTGATGGAATCTTTGCTCCATAAACACCGTTAGTCATATAATCATATAAGACATCGCCCGGCATCTTCATAGAGTTTTGAACTTGGAATAATAAATCTCCAAGTCCTTGGACACCTTTGTCTCGGTTGTAATCAACACTAACCAATGCGAACACCAAGTTAGTCATTGGATGTGTGCCAGAAGTCCAGGTAGGGAATACTGAGTGTGATGCCGGCACCGTGCCAGTATAACCTTCTGGAACTTGTCCTGATGTGCTACCACCAGCATATTGATATATTTTAACCAAGCCACTTAGACTTCTATCAATGTTGCCTGCTCTATCTCGAGTGTAATCAACGGTGATACCGTCTGTCTTAAACTGAATACGCTGTTGATTCCAATAGACATCTTTGAATACATATGAACTGGCTGTGCCAGTGATTGTTGTTCCTGTTTTTTCACTCAACACTAACGCATACCACATTGTCTTGTTTGAGTTTGTCATTTGTGCGTCAATGAGATTACCACCAAAGTAGGCAGTTCCGTATAGCACTGGTATTTTGAAAGCCGCATCAGATGGCAGTTGTAGTCTAACACCTGCGTCAATGTTAGCAGTCTTTGAAGCGTCGCTGTCTTTGTTTGTGTTCTTGTTTAGTCTGTTTAGAGCAAAACCCATAAGGGCTGTTTTAGCCAACGAACTGGCAATGCTCCCACCGCTGAAAAAACTAACAGCACTTTTACCAATATCTAATAATCCGTCTAAGAAACTCATTACGGTGCTCCAAAGTTAAAGTTAGATTTAGAAAGCAATGACACCCTGTCCATTTCTTTTGTTGAACTAAAATCTCTTGGATTCGTTCTGCGTCCAGATACTTTGTTTTGTAATATTTCAACCACACTGGTGATTGTCAATGTCAATGTCACGCTACCAGTATCACTGCCCATATCAAGTTCGTCTGTGATATCATAGTTTGATACAATGCCTTGAAACTTGCCAGCGGGGTTGCCTGCGATGCTTAGTAGTTCGCCTGTGGTTGGATTGAAAAATGCTCTATACACTTGACAATCACTACCTTTAATCTTGTTGTTTAGAATGTCAGTGACGTTAGCTGTGGGAATACCACTGATAGTGATAGTAATCTCATCGGGTGCCGCTCTCAAGTTGTTGGTTGTGTTAGTCACAGCCAATAGTTGTCCAATGCCTTGATACACGGTGCCACTGATTGTGTAGTTTTTGTGATAGTCGCTGAATGTTAAAACACTATAACCGGGAATGTCTAACTTGACAAAGAGGTTGGTTTGTATTGAGCGATATGAACTTAAATCAATCGCCATTTAGATAGCCTCCACGAACACAAAGGGTCCGTCCCAGCCAACTTGATCTCTTGAGAACAAGTTCCATTTAGGAAAACTAACACAAAGAACATTCCAAACTACATTAGCACCCACTTTAAGTGTATAACTGCCAGCGGCTTCACGCACTGGACGATGAAGTGTTACGGTAGTTGCGTTATAGGCAACATCATCAACGACAGAATATACTGCTCCGCTGGTGCCTAACTGAATAACATCGCCTGAACGAAATCTAAAGCCACTGCCTAATGTTGCTCCGCCTGTGATTGTCACGGTGTTGCCACTTGAATAAGATACGGTGACTGCTGTGATGTTAGTGAGATCACCTCGATAGCCTGTAATCCATTCTTGTCCTGCCTTATTGATTTGAACTTGCCCGACGGTAACCCTGTCTAATGCCTCCATCTTCTCTATGAGAGGACGGTAATCCGTCCAAGCGGGTCCGGATGGTAGTAGAACTTCAAACTCCCACACTTGCCCACCGATGCTGGTTGCTTTAACAACACCACTTCTTGATGTTGTAGTTGCCACTTTCTTTCTTCTGTTAAATGATATTTGTTCTGCGTTATCAAATACGGTTTGGAATGCTGTTGTCATAATCTTTTACCTTCTTGTCTGTGGAATAGATTTCGCACCTTGCTGGCTAACTGCGTAAATGAAACTTGGATCCGCAGCCACCATTTGTTTGAAACTCATCGCATCCACGGCGTTGATGTTATATGTTACATAAGTTGATGCCGCTGCCATTTGATTGTTAGGAATAACCGTGCCTGATTGATTTGGCACAAACATCTCGGGTCCGTTTTCACCAACCACATACGGTAGCCCCGCTTGAGCATTACCACCTTGTGCCAAGAAGCCTGGAATAATACTGCCTCCTAACAATCCGCCTGCGTTGGTAGAACTCTTGCCTGAAAGATTAAAAATCTGTGCCATCAAACTTCTTACTTGACTGCGTAATAGTTCTTCAAGAATGCTGTTCATAAAGCCCTTGAACTCGAACTTACCAGTCTTGGCAAAGTTGATAATCAAGTCTTCCATACCTTGAGTGGCTTTCTGAAATACTCGTTGTGCGGCTTGTGCGGCATTGGTAGCATTATCAACATATTCTTTGAATGCCTTAGTCCAACCACTTTCAAATGTTCTTGATTGTGCGTAACCTTCCTTGGCTGCTTCTTGTTGTTTCTTTACGGTTTCATCAAATACTGCGTTCAATCTCTGATACTCTGCTTCTCTTCTTTGAGCAAACTCACTTGGTGGCAGTTTTCTATTTTCAACATCAAATCTCTGAAGTGCTTGCTCCATTGTTCTGCGTTCTTGAACTTCAATCTGTTTTAGTTGTTTCTCAATACCGGTTAGGCTGTCGAGCAAATATGAATCCTGAATGTCTTTTACTTTGTTTTGTATTTCAAACATTGATTCCATTGCCTTGACACGCTCATTGTCAAGTCTTAGAACTTCATATTTCTTTTCTATTTCAGCGTCAAGTGCTGGCAATGTAGCATCACGACGTTGTTTTATTTTCTCAATCTCAGCATCGATGATAGCATTGACACCTTTGTTGCCTTCAATGCGTTTAGAGTTGAGGTTGGCTATTTGTTTTTCTGCTTCTTTCTCAACTTCAGCACGGGCTCTGGCAGCGTCTTTCTGCTTGTCACTCATTTGAAGTTGAGCTGTGTCTTCACGTATTCTATCAACTGCCTGCTTGGTACTGAGTTCGTATGCTTCAGTGATTGAGCGAATGGCAGTCTTTTGT